GCTTCAACTGTTGCCATTTTCTACTTTTTCCTTTCCAGAAAGGCATCCCGGAGCATCAACGCCTGACGTAGGTTCCGCTTTCCAGTTCCCGGAAAACATCTTTCATGCTGCGAGGCTTGCCGTTTGGAACAGTTGCGCCGGCAGCGGAACTGGTCGCCTGCGGACCGGACCCCACATCCTTCGTTCTCTCCGCGACTGCCTGCTTTTTCTGTGTTTTTTGGTTTTCCAGCTTGAGCACGTTGCCGGTCCAGTCGTCGATGACCGTTTTCACGACTTTGGGAATCACGAGCTTCGCTCTTCCCGTGCCGTAAGCAACGATTTGTTTGTGTTCGGAAATGCCCATGCGCCCCTGCAGCGCATTGCTGCGGAAGGAATCAATTTGCGCCCGAGTTTGCGGCTGAGCATTCAGGGTTTCGAGTGTTTTGTCCCACGCTTCTTTCTTCATGCGCTCAATCTGGGCCGGCGTGGCCTGGGGAAGCGCGCGTTTCAGCGTGTCTTCGATCAGCGAGACGCAGTTGTTGATAATCGCTCCATCCGTTTCGCTCCAGAACGTATCGAAGGCCGCTTGCTGGTCGGCCTGGTCGCGTTCCTGAAGCTGCTTGCGCAGCCGCGCCGCCTCGGAGTTGTCCTCTCTCACGGCAGAGTCCTGCCCAGGACGTACCCCAAGGAATTGCGCTACGCGCTGAGCCGCGGCCATAAGTTCCTGGTCGCCGGATTGGTGAGCGATGCCCAACACGTTCGAAATCACACGATTCGAATAGAAGCGGGCTTGCTCGGCGAAAAGTTTCTCGTCGGTCTGCGCCAGAACTTCCGGAAGCCTCGTCACCAATTGCTGATAGGCAAGCCCGTCAGACTCCTTGAGGCTCTCCATGAAGGACGCAGGGTCTTCACGGAAAGTCTGTCCGAGGATGCGCTTATTCTCAGCATCGGAAAAAAGCTGTTCGGCATCTTCGAGAGAGGGCACGCGCTCCACAATCTGGCGAAGTTCGCTGAAGGATGGAGCGATCTCCGAAAACGCCTTTTCCCGGCCAAGGATGTTCCGCAGTTCGGGATAATCCTTGAAGAGCGGCTTGTACTTCGAAAAATCACCGCTCGTTTCCGGTACAGCGTCTAAGTCAACTTCCGTTTCTTCTGGTTCAGGTGGATCGCCCTCAGCCGGTTTTTCCGCGGTTTCCTGCGGCGGCACCGTTGCCGGAGTTTCCTCGGGCGATGGTTCTGCGCTTGGCGGCGGCGCGGGGTTCCCTGCTGGCGCACTCCCAGCGATTCGATCTAGCACTGCTTCCAATGACATGCTTCTCCCTTCAGAGCCTACGCTGTTGACGGTTGCGGACCGGATGGCCCTGCTTCAGGCGGAGGCGGCATCGCTCGCTTAGTTGCCGAGATATGCTCGGCCCCGCCCAAATCCGATAGCGGCCCTGTTCCCGACAGAGCCTGAGCAGCAACGGCTTGCTGCAGCTGCTGAGCTTTGCCCATCTGCGTGCACGCTTTGAGGTATGCCAGTACGTTCTGGTACCCCATCGGGTTCGTTTCCTTGGCTTCAAGTCCCGCATCCGAAATGAGCCATGCCTTGCAGGTGTCCGCAGCGACTTTCAAATCATCGACATCGGCATCCGGCTGGATGCTGGGAATCGCTTGCGGCGGTTGTGGCGGCACGCCTTGCGGATTCTGCTCGTTCGGCGGCTGCCCGGGCTGCGGCGGCGTCATCACCGGCTGCTCTTGCACGAGCCGTTCAATGTCTTTATTCGTCTTGATGCGCTGCTGCTCGCCCGGGACCTCGAGGTCCGTGGCCCCGAGCATGCGCATCACGTATTCGAGATTCTCGGGAATCTGCAGCATGCTCAGCGTCAGCGGGTTAGCCGGTGCGCCGTTATAGAGATTCATAATCAGGTTGCGAATGTCGGCTTGCAGCGTGGGATATTGCGCATCCACTTCCGGGTAGGCGATAACGTTTCCCTGCAAGTCCTCAAGACGGATGAAGTCGCTTTCGTACTCGCCCGAATTCGTTTCTTTCGGAATCTCGACATCTTCCGTGCGATTCTTGGCGAAGCAGCGCACCGCCTTGGCATCCGTGTTCGCCAGAAACGTCTGCATCCTCCGCCACGCTCTGCCAATTCGTCCAAGCGCCTGGTTGCGCTGAATCGAAATGCCAGCCGCCGTGTCATTCGAGCCGGTATCCCCGCCAAACAGCGCGGGAAAAGCCCCGGAGATCAATTGTGGAATCTGGTTTAGCAGCAGGTTGATATACGCCATCATGGCCTGCGAGGGCTCGACGGCCGGCGTGAACATCAGCTTGTCGCCGATCCCCGCTGTGCCGTCGAGGTTCACGGGCGTCAAATTTCCGGCATTCGCGGTTTGGCGTGACCTCGCCTCGAAGTCGAGCAGTTTGTCTGCGGCAAAGCCTTCAGGCACCCCGTACATCATGATTTCGAAGAGCAGATTGATGGCGTCGTTCAACTGCTCCTGAATGGGTATCATCGCGCTCGTGAGCGTTTCGCGCAGTTGCCCTTCCCCAGGCATCGTATGCATGGTTTCCCACTTCTCATCCATGCTCTCATTCGCCGATTCGCAATAAACTCCGTTGAAAAAGACGATCTTGCAGCCATCAGGGAACAGATTCAGCAATTGGCAGCGCGTGCAGGGCGTTGTCTCGCCGTCCGCATGGCCGTCAATCGCCCAAAACGCTTTCGGGCGAATCCATGCACGTTGGAAAGTGCCCAAATCCCTCAGCACCATTCCTGTGTGCCGCCCTGTGCCGAGATAGAGAATTCGCCGCGCAATACGCTCGTAGGAGTTCGCTACGCCACCGGGCTCGCCTCCATCCGAGGAGTTGATGGCTTTCGCCTTATCAGGATAGGTCGCCATGACTACGGACTTATGCGCATCCGTAATCCAGTCCAGGTACAGGAATTCCGACTGGTCGTCCGCCCACATCGTTCGGCGAAGCTGCAAAGCCGGAACGAAAGAGACCACCTCTTGTCCGCGGGGAATCTTTACTGTTCCCGCATACGTCGGCACCGTAGCAGTCGGCGCGGCAACATCCTGCACCGGCTGTCCGCAATCCGGGCATATAGGCTGCGTCTCCGTCGTGCCTTCCGCTGAATAGCCGCAGCTCGGACAGGAAACCGTCGCCGGGCCCACGGCAACCTCTGTCGGCGAATAAATGTCACGCTCGTCATGCCCGAATTTCTCTCCATCCGACACATAGCGCGTGAACGATCCCAGAAAACCGTCCGTGCACATGTAGTAGGTCTGCTGGTCAATCAAATTCTGCCAATCGTTCTGGCGGTGAATCAGGTCCGCAACCTTGCTGGCATTCTTCGCGGTCTGAATGTCCTGGAAGTTCGAAGGCTTTTCTGGCCAGAACCGCGCCGCGGTATTGTTCTGACTCAGCACCGAACACAGCGAAAGCGAATACGCCTGAAGGATGTTCGTCACATGCTGAAAACTAGGCTGCTGGAAATCATCTTCCGTGACGCCCAGCGGCACCTGGTTCGGAGGACACCACGTATTTGTGTCGCCGTTCCACCACCAGTACTGCTCGCCGCGGAAGAAGAGGCGGCGCTTCAGGATTTCGCGCACTTCGTAGCGCCGCGGAATTTCGTCCTGCGTCTCCATGTCCACGAGCAGTTGCCAGATCGGATACCACAATTCCCGGGGAAGATTTGTGGCATCCACCGGAGCAGGCTGCTGCGCTTGCTCCGGTGCGGCTGGAACCTGGTTGACTAGCGGATTTTCGGGTGTCACTTCAGTTCGAGGTTACGTAAATCTTCCACGTGCCGGTCAGCGTGGTGTAGTTGAATCGGTACAGCGCCCCTGCGACAAGCGGGGTTGAACCGCTGGCGTTCACCGCTTTGGCACCCGCTGCGGTAATCAGCGTGGGCACATAATTTGTGAATGTCAGACCGCCATCCAAGCTCACTTGAAGGTCCGCTGAGATCGTCGTTCCAGAAGTCGCTTGGAAAATGGCGCTGAAATCCGTAGCCGCGGGGTCTGACTGGAAAGAGAACGTTGAACCTGCGCCCGTGCCGGAAATCGTCTCAAGCAAAATGGGAATGCCAGTAGGAATGCTCTGAGAGGCAGCCATTAGATTCGGAATCCTTTCTTGCCGCTGTGCAGATGCACATGCACGGTCTGGTGATGGCCGCTGCCGTGATGCAAGTCTCCGGCAATCAGCCGCTCACCGAGAATCCCGCGAGCGCGAATATGCGGGTTCGAGCTATGCGCTTCCTTCCGCGCTTCCTGGAGCTTCGAGACTCCGTGCTTCTTCGCCGCTGCCGTCAATGCTCCCGGATGCTTGATTGCCTTCTGCAAGAACTTCTTTGCCATGTTCGACCTCCAAAGCCTTGTTGACCAGATGCTCGACAAACGCCACAACGCCAACGCTATCCCCGCGCCGCACAAACGACTTCACCATGTCGGCATCGGTCCCTGACAGCTGATAGCTCATATCGAGAACCTCGTTTTCTTCTTCCCGGCGTGCTGGGGAAGATTCTTGCGCGGGGTTGCCGCAAAATCGTGGAGCTGCGAATGGCTCATCTGGAGCAGCCCTTGATTGCGAGCGTAGAGCTTCCCCGGCTCATGCTCGGCAATCGCCATTGCCATCTGTTGGGCCTTACTTCTGGCTGGCATTACGCCTTCAGCGCCCTTTCCATTTTCCGAATCTGCGTTTTGGTGATGACTTTAGGCTTGGGGCCTGGTTTCTTTTTCATCGGCTCGCGCTCCTGTAATTCGCTCGATTCGCGCTTTCCACTGGCTTGGCAACGGCCTGCTCTTCACAGTCGGCAGCGGCTTGATCTCCCGCGCGCTGATAGGCGGCAGCCCCTCTTTCGCCAACGCCGCATCCTGCCAACGGCGCAATTCTTCCCGTAGACGGACTGTCTCCTCTTCGAGGTAAACCGTATATTTCGAACGGAATAGCGTCCTCAGCCATGCGGGAAACGAAAACGTATTCAACTCGCGTATCTCCATCGGGGAAAGCGCCGGCGAATCGGCACGGAGCGCGGCGCGCTTTTCAACTCCTCGGCCTCGATCCGCGCTTTCGCCATCATGATGTGCGTCATCGTGGCCGCTGGCTCATCCCGCTGAATCTGCGCAATGCGCTCGTTGACGCGGATCTCGAGGGGCTTTTGAACACTCCCAATCTCGCTCGACAGCCCATATCGCGCCGCATCGTAAGGGTCATCCCCGATATAGGTATCGCTGTGGTCCACCTTGAGCACATCCTCGGGGTTGCGCTCCATGTCCCGGACGAGCGTGGGCAAGCACTCGATCAGCTTTTCGCATTGCGTGCTGATTTTCCACATCCCTGCGTCAATGAACTGCTTCATCAGCCGCGCGCCGGAAATGCGCGAGCCCGGCGTTGAATCCGCCGGTACTGGCCGGGGAAAGCCCTTTGGCAGAGCGTTCCCAATCAGTTCTGTAATCGGCTTGCGGGTATCCTTGTTCAGCTTGCCGAACGCGTCCCATGATAGCCAAAACGAGCGAATGTTCTCGCCCGCGCTCAATTCCCCGATCTTGCGCCCCATCTCCGCTTCGCCAGCGCCAATGCTCCACCACTCCCGGTACGTCGTGACGTTGCCGTGCTCATCTTGAGCGTGCCAGTAAAACACTGCGGGGTGATAGTCGCCCCAGTCGCCGGAAATCCACCGCTTATGCCACGGCTCAATGCGAATGTCGCCCGGCTGAATCGTGTCTCGCTCGTAGCTCCAATTATCGAAGTACTGCCCCTTGAACTGTCCCCACTTTCCGTAGAGCCACGCGTCGCGCAGTTCCTGGCTCGATAGCGACGCCAGCACCGCACCAAACTCTGTATTCTCAATGAAATAGTCGCGGCGCTGCTCTTCT